ACCATGTAACGTTTCGATTAAAATCTTTTTTTTGTTCGTCATAACTTTTTTGCAAATAAATTCTAGTTGTGTCTACACTCCCGTGACCTAAAAGGTCAGCGAGTTGAATTACATCTTTGTTTTTCTTAAGGAACATCTTAGCGAAAAAATGGCGAAAGGCGTGTGCGTGCATCTTCTTTGAATCGATGCCGCAATGTTTTCCCCATGCTTTCAAGTGCTGGGAAAAGCCACGCTGTGTGATCGGGCCGAATCTCCCTACCGCAAAAATCCCGGTTTTACCATGTTCCTTAGCATAGGCCTTCGCTTCTTGCTGTAGCTGTTTTTGAAAGAAAAATCGACGGTACTTGTTACCTTTACCTTTCAATGTAACCTCACCGCTAATTATATCCTCCCACGTAAACTGCTGGAATTCCGACAGACGGGCGCCCGTTGTTCCCAAGACCTTAATAAAAAAATAGTAATCCTTATTGTTTTTTGCCTTGAGATATTCCAACAGCCGGTTATATTCCTCCTCGGTCGGCACATTGTTCACATCAAGCTTGCGCTTTATTTTGGGACGCTTCAGTTCTATAGGCTTCTTCAGCCATTTAGAAAATCTTTCGATTGCTGTAATCCGCAAACGGATGGTAGCAGGAGATAATTTTTCTTCTTCAAGACTTTTTACAAACCTCCTGCAATTATCCATGTTTACCTCATTGGCATACTCGAAATACTTCTTCATTGATGTGTAATATATATCAACTGTGTGAGAAGAGTAATCATTGTTGTCGGTCAGCCATACAATGAAATCATTAAGTTGTTTCTTGTTCTTATCCGAAATGACATCAAGTTTTTCCAAAGGTTTCACCGCCTTTATCCTTTTTCCATATCCGATGTTGAGATAGGATAATAGATCGCATATAGCTGAGCACATTAGCGAATGACGCACCATGACATCTGCATTTTCACGCTTGTAATTCAAATAACCACGGCGGTTCACTTCTTTGGCCATTTCTAAAAAATCCGTGACATGCTTGATATATTTCCCGACAGTATCATAAGTCCTTCCTGTTGTGTATAAGTAAGAAATATAATCAGTTAATATCTTCTGCCTGTCATTATTCATAATCTTGTTTAATTAAATTATACCAATCATTGCTATCTTCAAAAAAACATCTGTATCCATTAGCCGTATGTTTGCCTCTCACTTTCCGACATATAGCACTGATCAAAGAAGGAGCCACGCCAATCATCTTACCAGCCATTTGTATCGAAGGGAATACTCCACATAATTTCTCATCCTTTATCAAAACTACGCTCTTTTTATTCATACCTGCTCCGGTCTTATGCCAAGCCCCACGTCCTTTAGACAGATTTTTTATACTTCTGGCTTTGGAACGCTTTGAATGATAAACCATTTTACGACCCTTGTTGTGAGATACACAACCTTTTAAAAATCGTCCGGTAATAAAGTCTCTCTCAAATCGCTCAGGCGGTATATATAATTCACTCATATCTGATCAGTTTAAATTACTGTTTAAATTCTGGTAAAACACCGAGATATAAGTACTGATTATCATCGGTTCTGTACACTGTGATGTAATATAATACATCGCCTTCATTTTTAATGGCATCGCATCCTTGCATAAGGTCTCTTGAGCAATATGCAGGAGGTATGATATCCGCTATGTAGTTGTATAACCTTTCGTCAATATAATCACCTGGGCACAAAAAAACATTCAAATCTTTATCCTGTTTAGCCCATTGTTTAAAAGTCTTTTTCATTTCTGATCAGTTTTGAATTATAATGCTTCCATAATCTCATCATAGGTCATTTGCCCTTTTCTCCTTTCCGGTGTTCCGACCAATGCCATACGTTCCCTTTTCCTTTCATTGAAATAGTTGCGTACACACCAGCGGAGATAATTGTAAGGATCAATTGTGAACAGTTTCTTTTCACTTATGCTTGATATTACACGGGTGATGATACTTTGCCACGCTTCCTTTACAACATCCTGGCTGTTAGTGAATCCTCCTGAATACATATAGCCTTTGACCTTTGATTCGTAAATGGTAAAAACGGACACCATCTCCTCCATATTACCTTCTTCATAAAAGCCTATCATGACTTCGGCTATACGGATAGCCTCGCGATAGCGTTGGACCAGATCTCTTTGGGAAGAACCGTGCCTGAAAGGTATTATAACATTCTTGCAATAATACGAGCGTGTCGTCAGAACCGTTTTTTTTATCTTCCGTCATAATGACTATCCCTTGTATGGAATCAGGGGATACCCCATGCTCAACCGAATACAGAAGCCTGCTCACAGAGAACCGATACAGACGCTTCTGTTTTCTTACCAAGTAACGTCCGTCAGAACCGAGTCTTATCAGTCTTCCGGTGTTGGTGTTCCATAATTCACCATTCATGCTTATCTCATAGTGGAATCCCGGAATGGGATACCGCTTGTTTTTATCTGTTGTTCTCATAGGATGTCCATTTGTTTTTTTCCCGGTTGATGTTCCTTCTCCATTGGCGGAAAGTCCGGTGTTCCGCATCCGGCCAGCCTTGCAATGATCGGGCGGAACTTTTCCTTTCTCAGTCTCACATCATAATACGCGGTTGTCGCCCTGCATCTGGATATCTTCAGGAAGGAGGCTATCTCACGGAACAGATACCCTTCCTCATACGCCATATAGCAGAACAGCATCCTTGAATCGGATATGTTCCTGGATATCATCCGGGACAGGATCATCTCCTGCGAGACGCCCGTCATCCCGGAGATCTCGTCCAGCATAAGCTGCATCGGTTTCTTTTCCTTGTTGTCTTTTCTCAGGTTCATAAGATTGTCGTTTAAAAGGTTCTTAAATCTGTTTTAAAAGCACCGGCTCCTTATGCGGTGCCAGGTGGTTCTTTTCCTGAAACTCTGCGGACGGAACGCCCTGTCACGCTTATGCCAGCCCTCCCGGCACCGGAGTCTTGATTCATCCAGTATATCCTCCATCGCGGATTTGAGACTCTCCAATTTTTCCACGGAGAGCAGCAGGTACTCATTCATTCCGTCCTTTTCCATACATCGCGAGATTTGGGGATTCGGGATCATAAGGCTCCACGGTGGTAAGGGTAACGGAGGATACGACCACACGTCCGCTCCCCTTGCAGGCGGGACAGGCAACGGTATATACGGTGTCCGCCAGCTCGTCCAGGTTCTCAAGAAAGCCCCGGCCGCAGCATGTGCGGCACAGGACTACATGGGGATGGTCAAACTTCCTTCTTATCATCACCGGGAAATTCAGGTTTCACATCAGCAGTGTAGGGATAGACATCCATAATGGCGGTCTCGGCCACCGAGCCGATGACATAGTCCGCCAGCGTGCCCTTCATCCCCTCGTCCAGCTTCTTTACGGCATCGCGAAGGTCGGAGGCCTGCACCAGTACGGTAGTGGGGGTCTTTTTCTCCGCTCCGCTTTTTCCGTCCAGCGTAATAAAGAACAGCTTACACTTGAACCAGCGGTCGGCCGCATCTTCCTCAGATGGGAACAGTTCGCTGTAACCGGCGCGTTTGACGCCCGAAACTGTAAATTCACCGTTGATATACGGGTTCATTTCTTCAATAATACGGGCTTCCGCTTCCGTGAAGCTCAGCGCGTCGACCAGATAGGCTTCCGTTACTTTCCTGTTCATGCCGTTCTCCGCCACCTTCTCGTAGCGGATGGAACATTCAAACCAATTGTGCATCATAATTTACATCTTGTTAAATGAGGGTTCTATTCTTTTCCATTGATTGTTTCCGTCCTTTTCCTCGAAGTAGAAGCGGATCACCGTGCCTTCCACCACGTTGCTCTCACGGAAGAGCTGCATGATTTCCGAATATTCGGGGTCGTTGAAGTCGTCCTCGAGCTCGTACAGGCGGGAGATGGACTTGTAGTCAAGATCCCCGGCCTCGTTGCGCTGGAGCAGCGACATGGCCAGCTTGTACATGGGGTTGCGCCCGTCATCGCCCTTCTTGCCGATCCATGCGTTCAGGTAGTCCACAAGGCGCTTCTCTGCCACGTCGGCCCTCTCGTCGAAGCCCTTGACCCGGTTCCCCTTGACGGAGACCTTGAAGGTGTCGTTCTTCACCTCGAACCCGAGCTGCTCGTCACGTTTCAGACCGCCGTACTCCTTCAGCTGGTCATAGTAGGCGGTGGCCTCCTTACGGAGCCATTCCTTGAACTCCTGGCCGTCATTGATATACTTGCGGAGCTTCCTCTCCACAGAGGCGAGGAATCTGGCGCGCAGCTTCTGGTAGTTCTTCTTTCGGTCCCCGTCCTTTCTTTTCTTTTCGGCCTGCAGCTTGCTTAGCAGGGCCTCACGTTCCTTTTCAGATAAATTCTTGATATCCATATCTGTTCTTATTTATTAGTGAATAAATTCCTGAATAAATCAGGGTCGATTATCTCCTCGTTGCAGTCAACGTTCTGTTCTATGGCTGTCTGGCATTCCCAGCAGAGATGGTTCACGGTCATGTGGTTGTTGTATTCACAGAACACCTTCCCGCACAGCCCGCACCGGGCGAACATCGGCTGCACGGTGTCCGCGTCCTCCCGGCAGATGTCCAGCCCTTTGGCGTGGCAATCGGCACACATGTCAGCACATTCCTTTTCGAATTTCGTCTTTTCCATTGTCATCATTGTTGTTTTTATTATCGTTTATCCATGCTACCAGAATCCATAGCATGGCGTTCAGTGACCATGTTTTCGCCCAGAAGTCATCATTAACTATCATGCCCGCGAAAGCCGAGAGGGCGGATATCACATACACAAGGTGCTTCATTCTCATACCTCCTCCTTCCGTCTTATGGCCTTCAGCTGTTTCAGTGTGGCCTTCAGTTCCTCCAGGTTCTGGCTTGACACCGGCTTCCTGCATCCTCCGTGGCTCTTCAGGAAGGAGGTGATCTTCGCCTTGTTCATCTCGACCTCCACGGGATTGTCGCTTCGGTAGCTCCTGTTGAGAAAACCGATGTCCATTGACACGGCGTAAATGGCCTTGACCAGTGCCAGTTTCTCCCGTCTTTCCGGGTCCTTTCTCCCGTCGGGATCGAGCAGCGTCCCGATCAGCCTTGCGGCCTCGCTTTTGCACAACTCCGCGGACGTCGTTGTCCGTCCGCCGCTGAACTGCCGGACAAGATGCCTGTATTCATCCTCGTCCAATCCGAACTGCCGTCTGAGGCGGTGTATGCACCGCTTCTGGGCATTTGTCGCGGGTAATTCAATTCTCTTGTTCATTGCTATTGCTGTTAAATGGTTCGTCACTGTTCCTGAGCCAGCATCTCTCATAGCCCTCCTTCCAGACCACATAGAATCCTTTCGGACCGGGAACACCACGGCTCATGTACCGGGCGCAGAACCCGTTCACCTCTATGCGGGAGAAGCAGTCCCTCTTGACTCTGTAGGCCACCGTTCCCTGCACCTCCTTCCCCTCCACATGGGAGATGTATACGAATATCTTCTTCCTGTATTTCTTCCTGAGCTCGACCAGCTGTTTGGCGGTGACGTCCATCTCGCCTTCAAGACTCTGCAGGGAGTCAATGATGACCACGTCCGGGGATCTCTGTTTCCCGAGGAATTCGTCAAACTCATCGAAAGTGGGGACCTCGTCCCAGAACAGCATCCCGCTCCTTGACGAATTCATGAATCCGAGCAGGGAGTCCCTGAAATCGGACTCGACACCCATCTCAAGGGAAATGAACAGCACCTTGTAGCCGATACGGTCAAACTCCCTGGCCAGCTGGAAGGTGAAGGAGGTCTTTCCCTGTCCGGACTTGCCGTATACGATCCACGCCCCGGATTTCTGCCTCTTTCCAAAGGCATCCATGAAATCCTTGGAAAAGGGGATGTATTCGTATTTTTTGTTCAATATGTTGTCAAACGACAATGACCTGATCATAAGCCGGCTCCTCCGTTGCTGATTTCCTGTCTGATTACCACATTGTCTATCATTCCCGAAAGCTCGCGCAGGTCATCGGCGAACAATACCTGACGGGGATCGTCCTCACGCGGCTGCTTCTTGACCTTGGGAAGTTTTCCCCATATCTCTTCCGCCGTCTCCCTGTCCTGCACGCCGTTGGCCATACAGATGGCGATGACATCCTTTTTGGTAGCGCCCAGAAGGGTGATGTAATTGCGGCCGAAACGCCCGTCTATCTCGTCATACCCTTCGATACGTCCCACATACCGCCTGATATTGCGCTCCAGCGTTTCCGTGCCGGCCACCAGACACCCCATGCGCCCCAGCGTGTCATCATACAGGGGAATAAGCGTGCACATGGCCGAATGCGTGAGCTTGCCGGCATCATCTATCAGCAGGACGGGCTTATAGGAGGACAGGGAATTCATGTGCGCGATGCACAGGTCCAGCAGGCTGTCATTATCCATATAGCGCGTCACATTCTCTCCCATGGCCTGTGCCAGTTTGGTAAGGAACTTGCGGCTGCTCCATTTGCGGCACTTGATATATACAACCCCCTTGTCACCGCACAGATTGTACAGGTCGATCAGAGACTGGGTCTTTCCGCTTCCGCTGCGGCTGCTGATACATACCCATTTGCTCTTTCTCCTGGCAACCTCGAACGCCCGCTTCACCTGCCGGTAAGAGGTTACGGTATCAACCACATTGCGGGAATTCTCATAGAAATAAAGGCCTGTGGCGATCCTGACCGCCAGGTTGTCGTCATTCGCGCCGTACTTGCCGGAACGGAACTGGGACATCGCCGCATCGGACACGCCGCAGCGACGGGCCAGTTCTGAAGGTTTTGAACCACGTTCTATCAAATTCTCTATGTACTGTTTCAATGCTTCCTTATCCATAATTATGCTGTTTTTAAAGTGTTATTAAATCATCTTGAAAAATTCATGTCGGCGTCGTCCCATTCGTAATCGTCATCCGCAAGAGGGGACGGAACCCTGAGAGGTCCGGGCGCAATCTCTTCAAAATCCACGTCCTCCACCGTCTGGCCACGCGCCTCGTATTTGCGGATCTTGTGCTGTCCCCGGCTGTCGGTGAGCAGGGCGCGGTCCAGCAGGCTGTTGCTCTTCAGAAGCGGGTTCCGCTCCTGCATGGCGGTTATCACCTCGTCCACCTGCTCCTGTCTGGCCACATACCGCCGCTCGAACTGCCGGTTGAACTCGTCCACCTTCCTGCGGTGCTCGAAATGTTCGGGTTTCTGGTCGATCAGGGCCATCGGTGTCTTCATGTCACGCTGCAGGAGGAATTTCAGGTCCCCCGTTTCCTTTGCCAGCCGGTGCCCTTTGGTGGATTCGGCATTGACGATGAGCACCTGCGACAGATCGTCGGGATCGTAGTGCACGGACCAGTCCTCGTGGAAATGGTTGCGCAGCTCCATGTCGAAACTCTCGTAATTGATCCTCTCCCCGAAGAGCTCGATCAGCAGCCCCTTGCCGGTTAGCCGGTTGGTGCGCCCCGTCGTGTCGCCCATGAGAAACAGGTACTCCTCGTCACAGAACGGCATCCGGCGTTCCATGGGGGTGCGTTCCCATGCGGCCATATACGCCTCCAGCTTCTTGGCCCGCTCCCTTTGCATGATGCCGTGTATCTGCGCCAGCACGCCCTCCTCGTCGGGGATCAGGTGGCGGTTCTTGTTCAGGATCTCTATATTGGGCTGGGAGCCGCGCCTGCTGTTGATGTTCACACCGCTCCAGTTCTTCTCCAGCTGGTAGTACGTCTTGTTCAGATAATTGAAGTACGGCTCGATGATCTTGGCCTTGGCGTTGTGGAGCGCGGCGGGAATGTAGTGCACCGTCATCGCCTCATAGAACGGAACCATTACCCCCTTCTGGTAGTTGTCGCTCTGCAGCTGCAGCGGCTTGTACCGTGCACCGAACAGTTCCCGGGCGTGCTTGATGGCGTTGCGCAGCGCCTCTCGTATCAATGCCGGGCTCTCATGGTCGCCGATGGCATATCCTATCGGATACTTGCCGCAGGCGTCCAGCACCACCACGATGGTCTTGCGGTTGTGGATGGTGGTTTTCTTGTAAGTCCTTGTCTCGCCGTTCACCTTTTTGTCCACCGGCTGCCTCTTCTGGTAGACCAGTTCCACGTCCCATCCGTCCAGTGTCCAGTAGGTCATGGCGGTCTTCGGAGCCTCGCGCTTGTGCTGCATCTCGAGGGAGTTCCTCAGCGCGGCGGTACCGCGCTGGTGCCCCAGGGTGGTGGATTCCATCATCTTCCGGTACCTGTCCACAGTGACAGGGCTCTTGATTTCCGGTTTCCCCAATATGGAGGCTATCTTGTTGTACTGTTCCATTATCTGTGCGTTGTTCAAATTCATGTGCTGGGAAAGCAGCTTGTGCATGATCGCCTCGTCCTCCTCGTCCCGTATCAGGGCGGCGGACGTGTTGCCCTTGTTCTTGTGCACCAAAGCGATGAAGCCTTCCGCCTCATACTGGTCCACTTTACGTTTGAGCGTCTTTCCCGTCGAAGGAAGTTTGTGGGGATAGCGGGTGTTGCCTTTGCTGTCCCGCACCTTCAGCAGGTCGTTCACCATCTCACTCAACCTGTCCCATACGTTGAAACGGGAGCCGCCACGTCCGAAACCGCATTCCGCATTGCTGTCGCGCAGCCGGATGACTGCATCCAGGACACGTGCCTGGAGCGTATAGAGCGTGACCTTCTCCGGTCTGAGCGGCTTTCCCACACCGTCCCTGTAGGTGGTGAAGAAGGAGTAGGCGGCCTCGTTGTACCCTACAGCCCTCTCAAGCGGGCTGGTGGCGGCACGTTCGACATCCTCATGGGGATCACCGTAATATTTGATGTATAATTGCTGTATGTATACTTCCAGCGAGTCGAACTCCACCAGGGCGGGACGTCTGAGGCTGGCACGCTCGGCTACAACAATCTGCTTTCTGTTCACCTTCGTGTTGTATGTTCCTATCGGGAGGAAGCCTTTCTCGGAACCCACCTTGCGTTTCGGATCATACATGATCAGCTCGTTGGCGTAGATACATACCTTGTCATTATAGATTACAGCCATATCAACCGTTTTATTGTTTAACCTTGTGCGGTTTCCGGCGTCGGACCGGAAACGAGGGCCGCCTTCCGGCTCCCTGACCGCGGTCCTACTTCTCCTCCCTGTAATACCTTTGTCCGATAAGGGAAAGGCAGCATACGACTGCAAGGACCGAAGCGGCAAGGTTCTCGTTGAAGGTGGAACGGAGGTTGTCCGCCAGTCTGAGCACTACCACAAGGCCGATGACAGCGGCCGCTATATGGATTATTCTGAATGTTTTCATTACGAATCATTTTTAAGGGTTTATAAAATTGTTTTTAAATTTCTGCTCCTATCCGTCGCAGACCGGAGCAGTTTTGCTACATTTGTAGCTGTGTAATTAAAATTTATATATCATGCCTAAAGTAAAGCCTGTTAAATTTGAAGTAGGAGATGTGGTATATCTCAAAAGCGAAGACAAATACGCTAAAGACCGGTTCAGAATGACTGTTAAAAGTGTTACCGGTGAATATCCTGACATTCAGGAAGTCGAATGTATATGGCTGTCCAAAGGGGGGATTCTTCAAACTCATAAATTCGCTCCTATACTGCTAGATAAACATTAATCTCCGTCTTCCTCATCTTCTTCGACATTCCGTGCCATCTGGTTGAACCGTGCTATCGGAATGCCGAAGATTCTTACTACGAAAAAATGTCCGGGCTCTACATTCTGGAACACTTCATCAATTTCGATCAGTGTTCTTATAGCTTTTTTCTTTTTCATCGTTTATTTGGTTTATAAAATTGTTTTTAAATCTCCGTCCCTATCCGTCACGGACCGGGACGGAATGTCTAACTAAAATTCAATCTATTACCGGTTGTATGAACTATTTTTCTTTCTCTTCCTCCAGCTCGGCCTCGGACTGAAGGTCCGCTTCCACCTCCGCAATCACCTTGAGCGTTTCGTCGGCGTCCATTATCTCCTGCTTGCATTCAAGCATTCCGTTGATGATGCGCCGGTAGTCTACATCTTTCTCACCCAGTTCCTTGCAATAATTCTCATACTTGATCTCCGCCTCGGCCTTGCGTCTCTCGCAGTCGTCCTTAGCTCCCTCGATCTTACGGTTGATCTCTTTCTCGCGCAGGCTGAACAACTTGTCCACAAGGTTGCAGCCTTTCAAAATTGCTGTCAGTTTCTTCATAATCTTTCAATTTTTATCAGTTTATGTTTTCTGATCATCCGGACCTCTCCGGCGTCATGTGTTATTTCACCTTTTAAAAAAATTGACCCGTCAAGGCCAAGCGGCGGTGCTGCCAGTTGGACCTGTAATTCCCCTAATGAGTTTCTAAACACATTCATATTATTATAACCCAACCCCACCGGGGTAGTGGTTAACGGTAAGTCTGATATTCTATCTTTCATATTCTCTTATTTTTCGATTTCCTTGACCAGACGCTTCGCGCCGGCTATGTCCCATATCTTGTCGACCATCTCCGCGACCTTCATGTCGGTTGTCGGTCCTATCTTCACCATCACCGCCCCTTCGGCGTCCTGGTCCTTGGGAATGATGATGGGGCAGAGCATCCCGTATTCACGCCAGATCGTTATCACGATCCTCAGGTATTCAAGGTTGATACCCATCGTATAAGTAATCATCCCTGTTCCTCCCATTCTATCAGCAGTTGTCTGTATACCGGAACAGGTTCGGGATATATGATGCCTTTGTTCTTGTGGGAGATAGCCAGCTTCGTCAGTCTGTCGGCTATACGGCGGCTCATTGTGTTGCCGGAATACACCTTGCATACATGGGAGTAGGTGACTTTCATGTTGGTGGCGACCGTTTTCAGATCATTCCGGTTGAGATAACGGCACACAGCCCGTTTCCATTCGATGAAGTCCGGACGGAACTTGGGTGCGGGAAGCGTCGGATGCTGTGCCGGACGAACGGAGTAACCGCCGGTACGACGGATGGAGGGGAGAACCTCGTTTGTTACCCATCTTTTGAATGCTTTGGCAGTCGGTAACTTGGATCCGAAAATAAGAGCATACATGCCACTTTCATTGATTAAAATTGTTTCTTGAATAAATCCTTGATTATCAGGGACGCCCTGTTTTAGGGCGTCCTCATTATCAACGTGTTGCGAAATCGCGTTTCGTGTTTTGGTGTACCCTAGAGAAGCCGCCACATCTTTCCCCACAAACCAAGGAGCTCCATTGATTACCTTTACCCTTACATTAGCATCAATATCTTCTTTGAAGAAGATTTGCAGACCTGTTGTCTGCTGGTTGTTGTTCGGTGTTTCCATAATTATACATTATTAATTAGTACGTTCTGCTTTTACGTTACCCTTGTTGTCGAGAATCTTTACAGTCTCATGCTTGGCGATTTTGTCAATATTGTACAGCTCGCTGTCGTTCCGCTTCTTGGCGGCTTCCCAGATCGCCGGGGCTTTACCTCCCGTTTTCTGACCGGACAATACCTGTCCGACATAAGCTGTTGTTACTTTAAAGGCGACAGCAAGTTCTTTCTTGCCTTGTGCACCTAACTTAATTACTTGTCCCATATTCGATATTTATTGGATTAAAATTGCTATATTTGGCGCGGTTTATATTAAACCTGATGCAAATACAAAGCAATGCAATATTTAAAACAAAAAAAAGGTGAATAATTTATTGCATTGCAATTTATTTAGAATATAATATAAATAATAAAACAATGGAAATGTCTGTTAAAGAAAGACTTAAGTTATTTTTAAGAGAGGAGGGTATAAAAGATACTGATTTCTGTAGAACAATAGGGGTATCTACAGGCTTTATTTCAGGCATGAGAGTATCTATTCAACCTGATAAATTAAAAAGCATTGCAATAAATTTCCCTAGATTAGATATCGGCTGGCTTCTTACTGGCGAAGGCTCTATGCTAAAAAATGAATCCTCTTCAACATCAGCTTCATTTCCAGAAGAAACACAAAACAAGAAAAAAAATTCAGATACATCTCTTGAAAATGGTGACTTATTATATAAGATGTATATAGATATTCAAAAAAAAGATGCTGAGATAAAAGAATTGCATACCAAATTGCTCTCCATGTCTGAAGAAATAGGAAACTTGAAAACTCTATTGAAAGATAAACAGCAGGAATCCCCAACAACAAACTCCGACTTCCATGCAGAAACTGTCCAAAAAAAGCGGAGCTCATCGCGTATATCAGGCTCTTCTGCGCAACCCGATGCCCCGACCATAAAATAAAGATAATAATTGAGTGAAGATACAATTACAAAAAATGCCCCGAACTTAAAAAGAACGAGGCTAAAATTTTAAATGTCATTCATTTATAGGTACATAAAATGTAGTTTTTGATGGAGTATAGATACCACAAGTTATAACCTCCAAAAAACCGTTAAAAAAAGTATGGTGATTTTTGATTGCATACTTCTGACGATCTCCAACATATTGCTTAATATCCTTTTTGTTTGATGCTGGTGATATAAGTCCGAAAAGAAAATGATTGTTTGTCTTTGAGTTGAAAACTCTCTTTGGTTCATCAACCTCCATGCCACCTACATACAATTGAGAGCTATAACATGAAGACAACGATAAAGATAATGTACTAGCTAGTACTAAAAGCATTACTTTTTTCATGATTTTGTTTTATAAGATTGTTGTTTTGTTATTTCATGCAAATAAAATGATAATATTTTAAAACAGCAAAAAATATTATACAGAAAATGTTTTAAATAACTCGATCCTTTAAAACATCGCACCGTAGTTTGAACAAAAATTCAACGAGTTCCTTATCTTCATCACCTTCGACAGCAATTAATTTATCAATAAACCCGTCGATTTGTTCAGCCGTTTTTTGTTTTCCGAGAGTTCTGATCATTTTCGACAAAACATCAGTTCTTTCTTTCCAATTCAATTTTACATCATTTATATCCATAACTTATATTTAAAAACTCCCGGAGAAATCCGGGAGCACGCGAACAACAATCTTATTACCTTAAAAAATAGACTAAAGCCTATATCCTGACACTTATATAACGAATTGGCTAGATTCACTGTTTTAAAGTGCCCCGGTAATGAAACCGGGAGCACTTCGACGCGTCTATTTCACACACCAACACATAATTTGCAGCTTGAATCTATGCAAATATAAACATTTTGCATATAAACTACTAATAATCAGTATATTAAATAAAACACGTTATAATTCTATATGTATTAAAGGGGGCAACTCACATTATTTTCCTGTAATCTCGATATATTTTCATGTATTATATATCAAAACTCAAGAAAAAAAAACAGGTGATTTGAATGTCCATTGAATGCCCATCTAGAACATTTTGTTTTTTATGGTGAATGCCCATTGAATGCCCATTTGAATGCCCATACTGATTTTTAACAGTTTTATTAACAATTACAGATCGGTAAAGGGAGTCCGCAAAATTGGACATCCTTTAGATGGTTTTTGTTGTTTAAAACCGCTTTACGGGCTATTCTAAGGCATTTTAAGGGTAAATGAGTGGTAATGTCCCAATAGAGGCTTTATTGGGCTCTTATAAGGGGTGGAATGTCACCCAAATGCAACATAATGTCACTTTTTGTTTTTAATGGGCGAATCTGCCCGAATCTTCTAAAAAGCCGATGGATAGGGCGTTTCAGCGCATCCGCTCGTTAATGCTTCGTGGTACTTTTTATTCTGTGCCCCCTAGAAGGTGTTCAATATGCTACTCTTACAGACATTATCTATCAGCAATGGGCCGGAAAGTCGGCAAAGGAGTACAAACAGTTCAAGGGCTTGAAGAAAGAAAATCTCCGGGACAATATGACCAATGAAGAATTGGTTCTTAATATGCTGGCCGAACTCTCTACGACAAGTATTACTAAAGCTAAAAATCCTCAGACATTGGGTGAAAATATGCAGTGTGCGGCTGATGGTGGTGATGTGGCTCGTGTGGCACGCGAACAGTTGGAGCAAAAAACCGGTCGTGAAGTGGTAACTCCCTTGTCGGCAAAAAGGTTTTTTGAAGGTCAGAAACCAGAAGATTTATTGGAAAACAAGGAAAACGATGAATGATATGGAATATACAGATAAAGAATATTGTTTGGAGGTGTGGGGCGATTGGGCTTGTTTCACTCGTCCGGAATTGAAAGTAGAGCGTGTGAGTTACGATGTCATAACGCCATCGGCGGCACGCGCCATCTTTGAAGCGATACTGTTTAAACGCTATGCCATGCGTTGGCAGGTAACAAAGATTGAGGTACTCAGGCCTATTAAATGGGCTACCATTAGACGGAATGAGGTGGGGGCAGTTGCCAGTAAATCACCTATCATTATTGAAGATAAACGTCAGCAGAAGAACACGTTGCTTCTGCTGGATGTGCGTTACCGAATTTATGCTAAGTTAGTATTTATTCCGGTAAAAGACCGTCCGAAAGAGGCTTTTGCCAAGCATCAGCCAAGTGCGGACGAGAATCCTATGAAGTATTATCAGATGTTCGAACGCAGGGCATCACAAGGGCAATGTTTTACGCAGCCCTATCTCGGATGTCGTGAGTTTTCTGCAAACTGGAAGTATATTGAAAGTACTGATAATCTTGATTATCCCTTAGCCGAAGACAGAGATTTCGGTATTATGCTTTATGATATGGACTTTGAGGGAAATCCACACAAACCGGATGCAATGTTTTATAGAGCCCAAATGAAAAAGGGAGTGATTGTTGTACCGGATAAAGATAGTGAGGAGGTGTTGAGATGATATTGAAAGCATTATATGATTATTATCATCGGAGTGGAGATGATGTGGCCCCTTTTGGTTTAGAATACAAAGAGATTGGATTTATTATTGTTATTGATAGATGTGGAAAATTTCTGCGCTTTGAAGACAGGCGTATAGATAAGAAGTCGGCACAGCAGTTTCTTGTTAAGAAAAGTGTTAGCCGGTCAAGTGCCCCTGTTGCAAACTATTTGTATGACAATTGTAAATATGTATTTGGTTATTCCGATAAGGGGGATATGGAAAAGATACGTAAGTACTTTGAAGTATTTAAGGCGAAAGTAAAAGATATATATGATGCTTTTCCGGATAATGAGGACATAAAAGCTGTTTATGCATTTTATCAGCAAGACCCTTCTTTTATAGTTGGGGCTATGCAGAAAGATTCTTTATGGGATGATATAGCCAAAAATCTTAATAAGAAATATTCTACCTTTTCTTTCCTTATAGAAGGGGATACGAAAATAGTGGCTTCGAAAACGGAATTGATAAATTTGTTTGAAGAGAATCATGGCGTGGTAGGAAATCTTTGTTTGATAACAGGGAGATATTCAAAAGTTGTAGAGATTACAACTGCTACAAAGATACTTGGAAGCCAAGAAACAGCCAAACTGGTTGCATTTCAAGTTAATTCCGGGTATGATTCGTATGGGAAATCTAAAGGATACAATGCTCCAATATCAGAAGAAGCTGAATTTGCATATACAACCGCATTGAATCATTTGCTGCGTTCGGATTCTCACAATAAGTTTATGGTGGGCTCACGTACTTATCTTTTCTGGGCTTCCTCCAATAGCGAGGCTTCAAAAGAGTCCGAGAATAGTTTATTTTCTTTGTTGGGGCGGATTGAAGAAGAAAATGACGACCCAAACAGGCGTATAAAGTTAGTATATGATACTTTCCAGTCTATCTATAACGGAAAATTATCGGCAAACGATGATGACAAATTCTTCATTTTGGGTTTGGCTCCTAATTCGGCAAGAATTGCGGTAGTATATTGGAATGAGATGCCTTTGCGTGAGTTTGCAGGTTTGATAAGTAAGCATTTTACAGATATGGAGATGGTGGACACTCGCAAAGATAAGAAGCCGTACTTGGGACTGCATTCCATTCTTGGAAATGTTACTCTTGGAGGAAAGTCAAGTGATGCGACTCCCAACCTTCCTGATGCTGTGGTGAGAAGCATATTTCAAGGGTTGCCGTATCCGGCTTCTCTCTTTCAAGCATGTATTCGTCGCATACGTGCAGAACAATCCGTCAATATAGTGCGTGCTGCTATCATCAAGGCATATCTCAACAGACTAAACGAAAATAACAACCATAAAAAATTAGATGTTATGTTAGACAAAGAAAATCAAAATCAAGGGTATCTTTGTGGAAGGCTATTTGCCGTACTTGACAAGATACAGGAGGATGCCAATGGTATTCATTCCATTCGAGAACGCTATATGAATGCTGCATCAGCAACTCCTTCCATGGTTTTTGCCACGGTGCTCAACCTTTCTACTCATCATATAGAGAAGTTGAATCCGGGTGGACAAGTGTTCTATGAGAAGCTGAAACAGGAAATTATATCCAAACTTGATGCAAAAGGATTTCCTCCACATCTTAACCTGCAAGATCAAGGACGGTTCTTTGTGGGATATTATCATCAACGTCAAGACCTTTTTATGAACAAGGAAAATAAAGAAATGGAATAATAATTTTAAAAATATAAAGTTATGTCAGAACTAAAGAATAGAATTGATTTCGTTTACATATTTGATGTAAAAGATGGTAACCCAAATGGTGATCCGGATGCGGGTAATCTACCACGTGTGGATGCCGAAACAGGTATGGGACTTGTTACGGATGTCTGTTTGAAACGCAAGGTTCGTAACTATGTACAAATAGCAAAAGGGCTTGTGAATGGCTTTGATATATTTATCAAAGAGAAGGCAGTCCTGAATACTTTGATTGATAATGCACATGATGATTCAGAAGTAAAAAATGCAAAGGACAAAATAGAAGCAGCACGTCGTTTTATGTGTAATAATTACTTCGATATCAGAACATTCGGCGCAGTTATGTCAACAGGTAAAAATGCGGGTCAAGTTCGTGGCCCTATCCAGTTCACCTTTGCTCGTTCTATAGATCCAATTGCTGTAGCGGAACATTCTATTACTCGTATGGCAGTAGCAACAGAGAAAGAAGCAGAAAAACAAGATGGTGGCAATCGTACAATGGGACGTAAAGCCACCATTCCTTATGGCCTCTACGTCTGTCACGGCTTCATCTCCGCCAACTTGGCACAACAGACAGGATTTTCTGAAGAAGACCTTGAACTATTTTGGAACGCATTAAAGAATATGTTCGATGTGGATCGTTCGGCGGCACGTGGATTGATGAGTGCTCAAAAACTGATAGTCTTCAAGCATGACTCCATATTGGGTAATGCTCCCGCCAACAAGTTGTTTGAATTGGTAAAAGTGGAGAAAGTCTGCGATGGAGCATCACGCTCATTCATCGATTATTCAGTTACTATAGATAAGGAGAATGCTCCATCAAATGTAACTATTGAGGAACTGATATAATTCCATCGTATGTACAATGAAGACGATATGCTCATGTTGTCGGGGATTCAGCACTTTAGGTTCTGTCCCCGGCAATGGGCTTTGATACACATTGAGCAGCAATGGGGCGATAATCGTCTCACCATCGAAGGACAGATTCTGCACAAGCATGTAGATGATCCGTTTTATAGACAGAAGTGTGGTGACCAGATAACATTGCGTGCGGTGAATATCGCTTCGCGTGAACTTGGACTCTATGGAATCTCTGATGCCATAGAGTTGTTTCCTTCCTCATCTCTTGAAAATACTATCTTGCATCCCAACTATCCGGGGCGATGGCAACCGGTTGCTGTGGAGTATAAGCATGGCAAACCGAAAAGAAACGAGGTGGATGAAGTGCAGTTGGCAGCACAAATCATGTGCATAGAAGAAATGTATGCTATCCATATACCATACGGCGCTTTCTTTTATGGGGAGCTTCGCCATCGGGTTAATGTGGATATAACGGAGGAACTGCGAGATATAGTCAGACAATGTGCCCGGGATATGCACGATATATTTAGTAAAGCGGTTATCCCGAAGGCTGAATATGGGAAACATTGTGACAAGTGCTCGCTGAAAGATATTTGCATGCCGGAAATGGTAAATAATTGTACTTCGGTAGATAATTACCTTACTAAAAATCTGTATCTATGAGAAAACTATTGAATACTTTGTATGTGACGACACCGGAAGCGTATCTTAGTAAGGATGGGCTGAATGTCGTTATATCTGTTCAGCAGGAGGAGGTGTTTCGTATTCCTGTCATAAATATAGAAGGCATCGTTACGTTCGGATATATGGGCGCAAGTCCCGGTGTGATGAAATTGTGTAGTGACAATGGTATATCACTCACATTTCTTTCTCCACAAGGCAGATTCATCAGCAGGGTTCAAGGTGCTACGAAAGGAAATGTTCTGTTACGCAAAAAGCAGTACCAATTGTCGGACGATGCATCTTGGTCGTTGCATGTGGTTCGGTTGATGATTGGTGGTAAGATTCAAAACTATCGCAATATATTGAGGAGATATATTCGTGATTATGGTGAGAATGAAGACATTAATAGAGCGGTGCAAGTATTGGAACGTGCCAAACGTGATGTTTTGAAGGCTCAAGATAAGACGGAATTAATTGGTTATGAGGGGATGTCTTCGAATGCCTATTTTGAGGTATTGCCAATCTTGATACTTAATCAGAAGACTGATTTTCCATTTCATGGTCGCAATCGTCGTCCTCCCAAGGATGCGGTGAATGCCATGTTGTCTTTTGCATATACCTTGATTGCCAATGATGTTGCGGCCGCTCTCGAAACTGTTGGCCTTGATCCATACGTCGGGTTTCTCCATACACTCCGTCCAGGGCGCACGTCGTTGGCTTTAGATATGATGGAAGAGTTACGTGCTTACCTTGGCGACCGTTTTATTTTGTCGTTGATTAATAAAAGACAGATTTCAGTAAAAGACTTCTTGTTCCAAGGTGATAATGGGGTTGTTATGACAGATAAAGGGAAAAAGACTTTTATTACTGCATGGCAGGCAAGGAAAAGGGAAGTGATAATTCATCCTTATCTTAATGAAAAAGTTGAAATAGGGCTTCTGCCTTATGTGCAGGCTATGTTAATGGCAAGATATATCAGGCAGGATATTGACGATTATCCGGTATTTCTTATAAAATGATTTTTAATTATGTACATTCTTGTGACTTACGATGTGGATACTACAAGCAAAGAGGGGGCTCGCCGTTTACGATGTGTGGCCAAGGCATGTTTGGATTATGGACAGAGGGTGCAGAACTCAGTCTTTGAGTGTGTAGTGACGGAAGCGCAATATTCTCTTTTAAAAGGGAGAGTTAGGGATATTATTGATATGTCTCTTGATAGTGTTCGTTTTTATATTCTTAGTAAAAATGAGAATAAGAGGGTAGAAGTAATAGGTGTTGAAACGGCTTATAAAGTTGAGGAGGCTCTTATAATATAATGCGAATGTGGTGTGTTACAAAAAAAGTAGTATCTTCGCATGTGTTAATAATCAGTAGATTAAATTATTTGTAGAGTATTTCTTCGTTATGAAGTTGAATAATAATGATGATTCGCATAACAGTGGATTAAACTTGCTGATTTATAATATGTTATTAGATATAGAGTCACACCCTACGTGGGTGTGTGGATTGAAACCAGCATATTAAACTTATTAGTAGTCTGAGTATTGTCACACCCTACGTGGGTGTGTGGATTGAAACATATCACCAAGAAGTCGGCGATATTTTTCCTGAGTCACACCCTACGTGGGTGTGTGGATTGAAACTTCTATCTTGTCTATTGTACGTGCGTATTATAAAGTCACACCCTACGTGGGTGTGTGGATTGAAACAGGGGCAAGATTCAATTGAGATTTACCATCCCAATGTCACACCCTACGTGGGTGTGTGGATTGAAACTATATGTTGATGACGATTTCTTGAACTAAAGGAGTCACACCCTACGTGGGTGTGTGGATTGAAACTCATATTCTATGCCTGTTTTAATGATAAAACTAAGTCACACCCTACGTGGGTGTGTGGATTGAAACCAACTTTTATTATGACACTCTCGAAGGACATCGGGTCACACCCTACGTGGGTGTGTGGATTGAAACTTGTCTATAAACGTTGAACTCACACAGCGCCCCAGTCACACCCTACGTGGGTGTGTGGATTGAAACATGTCCGAGGAGTCTTTCTCCTGTTCGTTGAATAGTCACACCCTACGTGGGTGTGTGGATTGAAACACCTTCGCCGATGGCGGTTATGTGCTGACGGGTGTCACACCCTACGTGGGTGTGTGGATTGAAACGTGCGTACTATCAATACATAACTTTAAATCATAGTCACACCCTACGTGGGTGTGTGGATTGAAACACTATTTATTTGCACTTCCCGACCAAGGGCAGGGTCACACCCTACGTGGGTGTGTGGATTGAAACTAAAGAATGTTGAGTATGGTAAAGAAAAGGCTATGTCACACCCTACGTGGGTGTGTGGATTGAAACGTTATTGGCAATGGAAGTCTAATATCGATACTGTGTCACACCCTACGTGGGTGTGTGGATTGAAACAATGATGAGGTGAACACGTGTATAGACAACCAGTCACACCCTACGTGGGTGTGTGGATTGAAACAACGTGATTGGCAAGAAAAGATGTGGGGTATGGTCACACCCTACGTGGGTGTGTGGATTGAAACTCTCGAACTTGCCTTTAATGCGGATGGCTTCCAAGGTCACACCCTACGTGGGTGTGTGGATTGAAACCTCCAGTACCATGTTATGTACCCAAGGTATAGGATGTCACACCCTACGTGGGTGTGTGGATTGAAACATCAATGGCCCAGTATTCGGCAATATCGAAGATGGTCACACCCTGCGTGGGAATATATGGATTGGAGCATTGTTCACTCGTCGGTCAAGTTTATGGAAGAACTGTAAGCATTCGGCCTCTTATGTATTTCTCTCCAGGCTTTTGATTTTGTTATGACTGGAAAAAACACGTACAAGCCCGAATGCTTATCTTTTGTCTGTTTTTTTTTGTTGTTTCACCTAGGTGACAATACATTGGCACCTAAGTGGAGAGGCGTAGTCACCCAAGTGATACGATTGCTTCACCTTGGTGAAACTATAAATTCAACTAAGTGTTTGCACGATAAGGCCTTGTAAATGAAGTAAATGGATGAACCATCATGTAGGACACATCAAGAAGGAAAATCTATGAGTCTTCAGAAACAATGGTAAAAATCCACATACATACCAGTTAAGGGGAATTACGGATCCTTTTACACCACAAACCGTTGAAAATAAATGGTTTGTGGTGATAGAAACAAAAAAAAAGCCATTTGGTACAATATGATAGAATCTGGCGAGAAAAAGGAGGAATATCGGGAACATAACAGTTATTGGGCCAAAAGATTTTATGATTGCTACGATAAAAACACGGATTGCAAAATCTATATTCCCGAAAAGTGCAAGTATTGTTGCAAACCGCCCCTTAAACATTATGATGCCGTCCGTTTTCGTTACGGATATACAAAACGAACTATGTTATTTAAATTGAATAGTATCTCTATTGGCAAAGGTCACTCGGAATGGGGTGCACCGGATAATGAAGTTTTTATTTTAAAATTAGGGAATCGGATTAATTAATAACAAGAAAAAATTGAACAGCAATGAGTGAAACAATACGCTTATCCCCTGGTCTTGTAGCTGCCTATAAGGAACTATTGACCAACCCAAAGAAAAATGGATTTTCTTTCCGTCCGATAACCGAATGTTTCAGAGAAATCGAAACGGTAACTCCAAAGCATGAATTATTTAATGTGTACATTGAATATCTGCAAAAACCATTGCCCAAAGTA